TGGAATAAGATGTTTAAATTCTTTAACTACAGGGAAAGATATTGTCATAAATTCGCTTTTGCCTACCCTGCCAGTTTCAAAAAATGTACTAGCGTCTTCTTCAAGAACCATTGCCGCAAAAGGTCTATACCATTCTCTTTTTTTAATCTGATTAACCTTATCCCTGGCATTTGGATCTCTAGGATCAAAAAGAATTGACCTATTGCCAAGAGCCCTTGGGCCAGCCTCTGCTAATCCATTATATACAGCAACGCTCTTTCCAGACGCTATAAGACTTGCAACATCTGTAATAGATGCATCAATTCCTTTTATATTATTCAAGTCATAATTAAATCCATTAAAAAATGTATGCTCTAGTTTTTTTATTGTTGTATCAAGAGTTGTATCTCTGTATAGCTTCATTGCAGCACCTATACTATTACCAGAATCGTCAGCAAGCGGCTCAAAGAAAAAATTAATGTCTGGAAATTGAGTTATATAATAGTGATTTGCCACAACATTTAGACCATATCCTCCAGTTATGCAAACATTTTTTATTCCAGTCTGTCTAACATACTTATCAATAAGTTCAGCAACTGCTTCTTGAGTTTGTTTTTGAACTTGCCAAGCATAGTCTGCATACACCTGGTATCCTTCTTTTGGTACCTCATTAACTGCTAAATGATGAAGATCTCTATTGGTAGATGCTTTCATATCTTTAATTTGATCATGCCCAAAATAATAATCATTGGGTGTTATTTTATCTATAAATAAACTTGGATAATTAATATTTTTATTTCCATATGCTGATAACCCCATTACTTTTCCATTTTCAAGAGGATGCTGCTTTATTAATGATGTAGCAGATTCATAAACCTTAATAATGCTAAACATTGATCTTCCATTTATATCGCAATCTGGATTTTCTTTTTTAAAATTTGCAATATGCTGATGTGCATCATTTTTTTCTATCCAAAAGTTTTTGTATATTGGTATAAAATTATTTGGATATGACGCTATAAATACTGTTTCTGACTCTCTGCAAGAATCAAAATATACAGATCCATTTCTGTCAATTACAAAAACTAAAGCTTCTTTAAAGCCACTATCGTAAAATGCTAAATTTGCATGTACTAAGTGATGTTGATCAGAATACTCTATAATATCTATTGCTTTATGTTTCTTTTTTACAAGATTTAAATATGAATCGGCAACCGTTGGTCTAAAAGTTGGGGAAGAAAAAGCTACGCTTATGTTTTGAGAATCAGTATTATACAAAAACATTGACAACGCTGGATGGGTATCTCTTTTTAAACCAGTTACCCTTTCTTCTTTGCAAAAATATTTAATTTCGTTATCTTTTAAAGCACAGAACGACGAGTCATGATTAAAAGAAATACCAAAGATTTCATCCATTTTTAACCTTTTTAAAATTATTTAAAGTATCTTGTACCGTATTATTTGTTACAGAATAAAAAATTTCATCAAAGTTTTTATTGTTTCTATATTCATAAAACATCTTTAATATAGATTCAAACCCATATTCTGATACAATAAATTCAACAAATATTCTTCCACTAATGTACGGATCAGAATCTATATCAATAAATATTTTTCTATCTTGTGCAAAGAGACTATCGTATGGTTTTGATTCAATGTTTGATAATATTGAATAACCAACAAACTCAGCTGATCCTTCTTCTAACCATCTAGGAATTGATCTTTTAATAAATGGCGTTAGATCTGCAAGCGACATTTGAGCAAAATGAAAATATTCATGAGCGCCTAAAACTGATGCAGCATTGCTTGGTTTAAAATTGTCATGAGGTAATCTAAAAAATGTTGAATCAATTAAATTTACACATGCTGCCAAGCTATCTGGATGGATTCCACAAATATTAGATGTGTTACCTGGTGGTATAAATTTTTTGTGGGTATAAAACCAATCCTTATCTTCTCCACCATAAAAACTATAGGTATCTTGTTTTACAAACCCTGCAAAAATATCTTTTGCTTCCATCTCTGTTTTATTAATAGATAAAAAAATATCTTCTGGAATGTCATAATTTTTATAAACAAAATGATTAGATTTTACAGACCTATTTTTTCCAGCCCAAAGCAAAAAATTTTCTGATGCTTGTTGTGAAAAACTTTTTACCTTTATCCCTGCAGAATATGTTTCTGTTTTAATTGATACCGTAGTAGTTTCAACAATAGTTGGTATCACAACGTTGTCAAAAATTAGTTTAGATTTTTTCCATACTAACTTATTTTTATTTTTTGTGCATACATATAACTGTTGCTTAGATGTATATTTAGAATTAATAACAGAACACGGGGAATTTTGTTTGATTGCTGCTTGTCCTGGATGAATAAACATTGAAGAAAAAATAACAGATATAACGCCAAGCATTGTTGACGTAATAATTTTTTTCATAATCAAATATCCAATACTTTAACAGTAAAAAAGCATGGATCTCCACCATCTTCCCACTCTTGCATTTCTTCATCAGTCATATAGGGGTCACCCTCATGAGTATAACAAAATGGCTTTGATACCCACCCACGGTCTATGCCGTTTTGCAACCATATTCCAAACTCTTTATCATCAATGTCTTTACTAAATTCTTCTTCAAAGTTGATATCCATATATATATTCTACAACTACTTGCTAAGAAAGTCAACTGGGTAAAGGCATTGTGGGCTATACATTATTGCAGCATCAAGAGCTTGAGTCAGCCTACGCTTTGGGTCTTTATAGTTTTGGGTAGCATGAAGAGAGCCCAAAGCATAAGCCGAACCTGATCCTATGGCATGAAAATGCGAATCATAGGAAATCATTGCAAGTGTTGCCGTTTCATGTTCAAACATTCTGCCTTTTACACATATAAGTAAAGATAATTCTGATTCTTTTTCAACTCTCATTCCCCACTTATCATAAAATGCCTTAATAGATTCAAGAAATTTTGTACGCATAAACTTGTCCACATTGCCCTCAACGGCAGGAGGTTTAAAGTTATTTTGTATTATTTGTGCTTCAAGACCACCGCAATATCCCATAAGATAATCACCAGTCTTCCATATTTTTGGTGTATCTATCTTAGATATATGCGAATCATCAGTAACGGCTCTTTCACCAGCCATATATGCTTTGCCGTCTTTGATTATTGCAGCGATACAAGTCATGCTTACCCCTAGCTTCTTAACTAGTATATCAAAAGATTTTTATATCGTCAAGTATGCTATTTTACTGCTTGTCCACATGTTGGACACTTTTTAGTATCTGACTGCTTAAGATCTTCATCTTTTATACCAAATGTTTTTTCTTCTGTAGCTGTCAATGATGCGTCTTGCTTGGCTGCCCCACCCTTAAACTTAGGGCGACCAAATCCAACTATAGAAATCTGAACACCTTTTTTATTTTTCTTATATGCACGAAGCTGCTTACAAACTTCTCCACCATTTCGCTGGCTTCCGCCTTTACGATTAGTGGTGTTTCCTTCAATGCACCAAACAGTTCCATCTTCGTTGTCTTTGATAACAATCCCAACATGTGAGATACGATCTACGCCATCAGCAGGGAAATCAAAATAGGCTATATCGCCTGCCTCTGGATCTGCAATATCTCCGTCAATCCATTTGCCAGCTTTCTTAAATGCTGCTGCTCCTGATGGTGTGTATACAGTATTAGGAACCTTTACGCCAGCTTGATCAGCGCACCACATAACAAATGATCCACACCATGGTTGAAAGTTTGCCTTAGTAAATTTGCCATACTTAGTCTCATTATCACGAGGGCCTTCAATAACTCCAAGCTCACCCTTTGCAATTTCAATAAGTTTGGCTGCTGTTCCCATTTCTGCCATGATTAATCCTCTTTCACTTTACCAGCAAAATATCCGCCGATAATTCCAATAAGACCCACTAAAGCATTTTGTACTAAAGCGATTGCGTCTTCATTGGTACTATATTTTTCACCTGAAGTAAATTGTTGTGCAAGCATTGAAGCATATTCACCTATAACAACAAGCCCTATAAAGCCTAAGATTCCTAGAGTAATGTAAACCATTAATTTATCTTTAATTTTCATTAGTCTTTGTCCCAGTCTTCATCAACTTCTGTTTCTTCTGGCATTTCGCCTTCTGGTTTTCCAGTGGGGATCTCTTCCGTTATTTCCTGAATAGCTGGTGCCTCTTCTTCAGTTGAAGCAGAAATATTTGCTTGATCTGCCATTGCGTCTTTCATTTCTTGTGCACCGCTTTTACCAATGAGCAAACCTGCGAGGGTACCAGTAATAAATGTAGCAACACTACCAAGAACATTAAAGAACATCTTGTCATTTTCAGACTGTGCATTTACTGGCTGAGTTACAAATATAAGGGCATAAAGAATGCCAAGTGTTGTTGATAATAAAATAACCCCAAGCATTATGCCCAGAGCAAACTTTAGCCGTGCATCTAATTCAGCTGATGTATATCTTGATTTACTCATTTGTTGTTTCTTCCTCTACTACCGTCTCATCTATTGTACCATCAACTACATCGGTACCCACTAAATCTTCTGGACATGCCCCATTAGCAGTACATATTGGGGGCTTGCAATCTTCTGTATTCCAATTAGCAGGATCCTGGCATGGATATCTATAGTGCCCATCGTACCCGCAGCTTGATAATGCTACTACCAAAAATATGGAGGCTAATATTTTTGAGATCTTCATAGCCTCCATTATAACACTATTCTTCTTCTGCCCTTGCTCGGACACCAATGGTAAGGAACCAGAGGGCTATTGATAATAATGTCACATATCCTACGACTGTCTTTGCACTGCCCTCTAATACTACCCACGCAACAAAAAAGCCTAGGAAGGTGAAGTTTTCATTAAGGATAGCCAGCACCCTGTCTTTAATCCATTTCATTTCTTACCTCCTAAGTATTGATCCTGCTACTACAATTTGCCCCACTATGACTGTGACAACTACTATATCCTCAGCCTTCTCTCTAACCTCTGGAGACATATCCGCACCCACATTAGCAAAAGCCATCAAGACTTTGCCTGGATCAGAAAATACCTCAGAGAATAACTCTCCTACATCTTCAAATACTTCAAGGGCATCTGCAACTTCAGCAGTTAGCACTACACCATTTTCTAATTCAACTGGAGTATCTGGTGGTAGATCTTCATAATCTATACCAGATTCTGCTATTGCTTCTGCTGTTATCGGATTCCCGCCAGCATTTTCAAATAATGCATTTACTATAAGTTCTTTTTGTTCTTCCGTAATTACCCCGCCAGATTCTGCAGCTTCTCTAGCTTCTTCTTTAGCCTCTTCTATTTTTGCAAGCCTCTGCTCTTCTTTAGTTTTAGCAATAAGATCTTGTGTTGATGAAGATAAGTCTGATATTTCATCTTCTACCGATTCTTTTTCTGCCTCTGTGTCTTCTATTTTTTTCTCTGAATTTTCAGATTCAGTTGTCTTATTTGCAAAATCTGTTTCTGCTTTTTCTACTCTAGATTTAGATGATTCTAATTTAGATTCTGCCGTTGTTTTTTCAGTTTCTTTTGTTTGATATTCTAAATATAAGGAATATTTTTCTTCCGTCAAGTTTTGTGAATTTGATTCTTCGGCAGACAACTCTGTTTCTTTATTAGATATTTCTGATTCTATGCTAGATTGTTCTGATTCTAAAGTAGTTTTATTGGATTCTAATTCTGCAAGCTCTGCCTCTTGTTTGGCTAATTCATTTTGTTTTTCCGTCAGATTATTTTTTAAAGCATTGCTATCAGCTAATAATTTATCTAACGTTACCTGTTCTTTTTCAAGATTAGATGAGGCTGTAGATAGGCTAGACTGTGCACTATTTTTTTGAGATATCAAAGAAGCTAACGTTGAATTAGCAGAACTTAGAGTGGCAGTCTTGGTGTCATGATTTGATTGTGCTACCGATTTTGCCTGAATATATGATTGCAATGTAGCATTTTCAACATTATATAATGCGGTTGCTGTATCCCTAGCATCTAATTGTTCTTGTGTTGGTGCTGCTCCGTGTGAGAATGTATTTAAATTACAGCTAAATGCTACACCCCAGCCTCCAGTATAGTCACATCCTGCCGTAGTAAATCCTCCAGGAATTGCCCATCCCAGCAAATAACTTCCTGGCCCACCTCCGTTGTACCACCAAATTTCTACATTTAAAGTTTTATTTACACTTACATCATATATAGGAGAATAAGCGCTCCATGTTGTTCCTTGCTCTACCCAATTATTTACTGCAAGGTTTCCGTTCACATACATTCTAAACCCGTCATCTGTATATCCTGCAAACTTAGTAGAAGTCCAGTGTGATGGTACAGTAATTTTTCCAGTAAATTTAACAATAACATCATAGTATCTATCACCACATACTGGAAGATTCATAGAGCCCGAATTCAAAACGCCAGTACATATTACAGAACCAGGCACTGCTATATGCTGTCCATTAACATAGCCATCCCTCAATAGATCATATACAGTATATTGAAGTCCTGTTGATCCAGCATTATTAACTGCATTTTCTGCATTAGTTTTATTTGTAAGAGCGGTAGCAACAACAGTTTCCTGACTGCTAACTGCGTTTGTTGCAGAAGTTAATGCTGACTGTGTAACATTATATTCTGATTGTGCGGTAGAAACAACAGACTGTTGGTTTGTTATTGCGGTAGTCAAAGATGATATAGTTGTATTTAAAGAATCAACTTCTGACTTAATATTATTTACCACTGTAGACTGGCTATTGATTGAACCATTTAAAGCAGATATAGAGGACTCAAGACTTGCTATAGCAGATTTTGTTCCAGATACAAGATCTTGCTTATTTTTGATCTGTTCTATAACCACTACTATTTCAGCCTTTTTAGCATCTAACTTTTCCTTTTCAGATACTAGAGTAGACTTTATTGACTCTATTAAATCAAGCTTTTCTTTTAATTCCGCTTCTTTTTCATTGTATTTTGCTAGGGCTTCTTCAAGAGTTGATTTAGCCTCTTCAAGTTCTGATGTAGATAGATCTAACTCTTCTTTTGATTGTTCAAGCTCTTCTTCTGACTTTGCTAAAAGTTCTTTGTTTTTCTTATCAGTCTCAATAGCAGAATCTAATTGATTTTTTAATTGATTTGATTTATTTATTGCGCCTTGAATATTTGATATGGCCGCTTTAATATCATCTGTTACTGGATCTAAACCAGCGAGTTGGGATTGAATTTGATCTATCTGTGTATTGGCTTCTGCTGCATACATGCCAAAAAGAGAAGTCGTTATTACTAGCCCCGAAACAATTAGTATTCTGAATAACTTACGAATATAGTTCATAAGGGCTACCTAGGTGTAATTATATCATTATTTAATTTTTTGCAATAAAAAAGGGGGCAAGTTTCCCTGCCCCCATTTTATAAGCTAATTACTTTAGCTTTTTAGCAATTGCGTTAATTGTCTTTTGCATTGCAGTAATTTGCTTAACAATCTTTGCTACCTCAAGTGCAAGAGTGTTAACTGCTGTTAGTGCATCCTGTGCAGCTTTAGCAGCCTCTGCAGAAGCAAGAGCAGCCTTGTCAGCGGCTTCCTGAGCAGAAGTTGCAGCCTTAGTTGCATCTACTGCAGCATCTGTTGCAGCCTGTGCTGCAGCAAGTGCCTCATCAGAAGCTTGTCGTGCAGGATTAAATACTGTCGCAGTATCACGAATCACTACACGTCCTGCCTCAACCAGAGAAGTTCCACCAGTGGCAGAAATAACAACATCTCCTTCAGCAGAAGGCATAAATACCTTAAATGTCTTGGTTGCTGTTGTTGTATCTGTAGTTACAGAAACACCAGTAATAACATCACTTGCTGATCCGAATGCATAGGATGTAGAAATTCCACCTGTTGCAAACAGATTTGCAAATGTTTGACCAGTAAGTGCAAGACCTGCAGCATCTGTTACAGAAACAGTAATAACTGCTGCCTCACCTGGGGTATATTGCTTCTTATCAAAGGCAATTACTACCTTAGCAGCAGCACCTTCAACACGAACAGAAGCAGTATCTGCAATAGATCCAGAGTAAACCCCTACCTTTGCATTACCAGTTCTTACACCAGTAAGATTAAACTTTGCTACACCATCAACAATAGTTGCGGATGTTGCAGAGTTGCTGACTACACCAAGCGTATCTGATGTTGCAAGCAATGTTCCACTACCAACGACAACCCCATTAGCATCGTATGCAACTGCTGTAATAGCATCAGCATTTGATCCAACAGTAAGTACTGGCTTTGCAGCAGTAGCAACAATCTTAGCAATGTCGCCAAAGAATGTTACCTTCTCCGTAGCAAGAACAACATTTGAAGCAGATGTGATAGTTACTGTTCCAACTCCAGCAGTACCGTCAGAAAATACACCAATGTAATTTCCTGCTGGTACAACCATTGCACGAACAGATCCCGTCATGGTTGCATGGTTTGATCCATGTCCAAGAAGTCCAGGACCAGAGACTGTTACTGTAAGAGACTCTGAGGCATTTCCACCTGCAACGTTCTTTTGAGTTACAACAATAACTGCTGCTGCATCAGAAGATACTGTCTTTGAAGCAAAGACTGTAGCATCTGCAGTTGCAGAAATTGTCTCACCCTTATTAATAATAGATGTAGATGTTGTTGCAGAAGCCTTTAGGTCTAATGCATTTACTGTCACAGTCCAGACCAACGGTGATGCCGTAATGCGACCACCAGAGCTCTTTAATACTGGATACAAATTTACAACATATGTTCCTGCAGCAGATGGTGCAACAAGTGCAACATTGAGCTTAGCAGTAATTTGTGCTGCTGCATTAACTGTTGAGCTAATATCAGCAGATGTGTTCCCCCCACCAAGAGTAACAACTGAACTGGATGTTTCTGCTACAGAAAGAACAGCAGACTTACCAGCACCTGTTGGTTGACTTGATACAAGGGAGAGAACAGAAACGGTATCGCCAGAATTTTCTGCAATAAAGGTGAGAGTTACAACTGCTGTTGCGGTCTCGCCTGCCGAAATCGTATCTGCAACTGCATCAATAGCAAAGCTATCAGCAAGAACTGCAGAGTTAGATGGAATCGCAGAAAATGTGCCAAATGTCAAGGCTGCAGCCAAGATCATAGCAATCTTCTTCAATGAATTCATTTTTCTCCTTGTTTATATTAGTTTATATTCGTCTAGAAAGTCCATAACGTCGTCAGGAATTTCCTTGTCCAATTCTACCATACCCTTATTTTGTTCTGCAAGTCGGGAGGCAGAAGACCATGTATGGACTTCTATTTCTATGTTAGAGTCTCTACTTGTATGCGATATAGCTCCAAATACCGCTCCGCATACAGCATCTGCTAAGTCCTTAGATTTCTTTCTAGGGTGATCTACTCTTTTGCCATTATCTGTTATCTTTAGTTCAGACATTTCTTCTAATAGAATTGGCAGCATTGGCATTGCAACACGCTCTTCGTATATCATCATAGCAAGATCTTCGTAGTGTTTTTTAGCTACCGAAACAGTATCAGTTCTCATGCCTACTGCTTTTAATTCTTGTTGTATATCAAATGATTGCCATCGGTCAAATGTAACCATTCCAACATTAAAACCTTCTCTACGAAGATTCATAATCCATTTTTTAACTTCTGATAAATCAACTGGGCCTTCTATCTTAGGTTCCCACCAAGCTACAGCATCAACAACAACTACAGGAGCTACCTGTTCGTAATCTTTTATTACTTGAATGTTTACCCATCGTTCAACATGTGCAATAGCAACAGCGCACTTGTCATGTTTTTGAGCAAGGTCAGCATGAATATAATATGTTTTATCTGGATCTGGCTTAAAGTTTGAATCAAAACGTCTGTGATTATCCAATGGATTTCTAAGCGTCATACACTTTTCCAACTTATCTCTTTGCTTAAAGAATGCATCAGAAGAGTATGTTGGAGTACAAAGGAATCTCATCATTGCATCTCCAGGATCTGTCAAAAATGCAATCTTAAAATCATCAATCTTTCTAGTAGGATTTACTTCCCATGTTGGACGTTTTAGTGCAAACATTCTAGGATATTTGTATGATTTTATATGATCTTCTTCCCAAACAATTTCAAATTCATTGTCTGGTCCTTCTGGCAACTCTTCATTAATAACAAACTTATATCTACGTTCAAGAGTGTCTTTGTCCATAATAACATCTTCATACCGCTTTGAAATAAAGTCACCTTGATATCGGGGAAATGAAAGAAGAACTACTTTGCCTAAATCAGGAAAACGAGAATCTACAGTACCACGAAATGCTTTATAAATATTGTCAGCAGTTTTTCCTTGATCATTGCCAGTTCCAACCTCAGTAGCAAATCCAGATATTTCATCAAGTACTGCCATAAATAAATTTAGACCTTCATGTGACTCACGTTCTGAATGACCTGAATAAACAGTTATTGATTTATTAAAAGTAATTGAGTTTACTTTAGGATCATATTTTCCAGCAAACCACGGTGACTTTTCAATTTTATTTCTAAAACCTTTGAAGAAAACATTCTTTGCTTGTTCAGCGTTAATAGCGACATTGATAATGTCTATGGCATCTCCTGGTGGCTTTCCGAA